ACGCATAGCATCACTGACGATGTCGCGCTGCTTGCGATTCCTGTTCTCTTTAAACAGGGCGTCATAGCTCTCTTTAAGCTGTGCCGCTTCCCGCTCCGCCCTTTTCAGTTTGGCTTCAAGCTGCTTGGCCTGATCTGCCGTGCCTTTTAGGTGTGCCGGGAGCTCTTCAGCTTCTTCAAACGTTTCAACGCCTAGCTTTTCGAGCAGAACAGCATTTTGCTGTTCCAAGGTCGCATTAGTACCTTTGAGCTTCCTTCTGCCTTCGATAGATTCATTCCGCGCCTCATCACGCTGATTGACTATTTCAGACACTTGCGTTTCCAGCTCTTCAAAAAGCTCTTCTGGAAGCGCCTCTTTGTACTTGCTCAAATCCATGTTTTAGCCTCTCGCCTCAACATATTGTGTGCATCAGCCTCACGCATTAGCACATTTGGGCCTCGCGCCCAAATACGGCCCGATTATATTGCACAGACTATTCACGCAATGAACAGTCCTAATGGGAAAATGTGAAAAACCAATGAGGTAGCGGTATGTCAGCATCTTCCGACAGGGGCCGATTTAAATTTATAGGCCACGCATTAGATGGGTCCGGGCCTTTCCGGCCCTCTGTTACCTATGACGCTTACAATAAGCCGTCTAACGTATCTTATTCTTACCTCATCCGGTATCCGAGAGAGAGCGACGAAAAATATGCCCGCCGATGTGAGCTGGCGTTTTTTGCTTCTCCGCTCGCCCGGGTGACTACTCAGTTCGTATCTCACATAGCCGCAAAGCATACGTCCCGGGAGACTTCTAATGCCCTCCTGCAAACCATGATGAATAACGTCGATGGTAAGGACAACTCGGTATCCGTGTTTATGCAGCAGTTTATGGTACAGGCAAAAGCACGCGGCTCCGCGTTAATGCTTGTTGATATGCCCTCTGCCATGCCTAGCAATTTGCGGGATCAGATAGCCAATAGGATTATGCCTTATTGGAATTACATATCGCCTGAGTCCGTCAATGACTTTCAAATCGGCGATGATGGAAAATTTGATTTTGTAAGCTTTAATGGCGAGTTTATAAAAGAGAATGGCGAAAAGGTACAGTGCGTATGGCGGTTTGACAGAGAGAGTTGGATTGCGAGAGATGATCAAGACAGCATTTTAAGCTCCGGCGAACATCCTCTCGGTGAGTGCCCGGTTATTATCTTTGCGGAGAGCGGTAATTACCCGTGCTTTGGTCAATTTGCGCCGATAGCAGACCTAAGCAAAAGGCTCTTTAACCTAGATTCTGAGCTAGATGAGATATTGCGCGCTCAGACATTCTCTCTGTTAACTCTGGCGGTGCCTGAAAATAGCAGTGACAAGGAAAAGCTACAGGCCGCAAAGACAGCGGGTGAGACCATAGGCACCAACAACCTGCTGATCCATACAGGGCAGGCTCCGGGATTCATCGCCCCTCCTGATGGGCCGGCGAGCATTTATCTCGAGCGAATACAGGACATACGCAATCAGATTTCGGAAATCGGGCTGGATGTGACGCAGATTAACCAGCAGGAATCCGGCATAGCTATGCAGATGCGGTTTCATACTATTAATTCTGAACTCGCTAAATTCTCTCAACTGATGGAGGATTTTGAGCGGCGGGCGTGGGACCTTACCGCCAAATGGTTAAAGCTCAATGATGCTCCTATTATAGAGTGGCCTAGAGACTTTAACATTGCCGATACGCAGGGCGAGCTTGAAATCCTGCGGTCTATGCAAGAAACAGCAATGCCAAACCCGGTATTGGTAGAACAGAAAAAGCGTATTGTTGAAACACAGTTTGGAAATCTTGATATAGATCAACAACAAGAACTTATTTCTGTTCTGGATCAGGAGCTTTCTGCGACAGATGGCTAGTGTAACCGTAGAGGGAATACGTGAGCTGTTATTTGATCTTAGAGAGTTCCCGGATCAGATACAGCAAAAGACCGTAGACAGGTTATCTCAGATCGCCTATGACGCTGCTAGGCAAGGCGCTGGCCGGCATATCCGTACAGGGGCTCTATGGCAGTCTGTCTTTAACAGGCCGCTCACAAAAACGTCCCGTATCGTTGAACATGACAGGGGCCGTGCGCCCCATGCCGTGTTCGTCATACAAGGCACACGCCCTCATGTAATCGTCCCGCGCTACAAACAAGCATTGCGATGGCCTACAGCGACAGGGTTTGCTTTTGCAAAGCGTGTAAATCATCCGGGATATGCTGGCGACCCCTATATGGACAGGGCTGCCGATAAAGCGCTCGGTGAGCTACAAAACATCATTGGTACAGTAATCCGGGAGAGCTTATGAGCATTGACTATACTGATCCGTATTTATTGCAATATTGCTCTTACGAAATAGAGCAGCGGGCAATTGCTCACGTAGAGTCTCTCGGTACGTTTACACAAGCCTCTAAGGATAAGCTAACCGTACTCTATGCCTATATCATTATCTGCAAGGAAAATCTGAGCGCCGGGGATGACCTGTTTACTAAAAAACTGAAAATCTACGAAAAGGACTTTGACGGAGCCCTTAGCGTTGCTGAAACAGAATCGCCGGATGATGATGGGAACTATTCTCCCGTATTTTCAATCCCGCTGGAGAGGGCGTGATGTACTCGGACCTCATAGCTCTGCGTGATGCTCTGGCGGATATACCGGAAGTATGCACCTGTAAGATTGGCATAGAGGCAAACCTCTCTACTGCGAGCTTTCCGATGATACGGGTCGTGCCATCCCGCGCTATACCGGGCAGACCTTACAATAACAGGACTGTAGAGCTTACTATCTATTTTGGCTATGACATTACCGAATCTGCAGGTCTGGAAAAAGTCTATGAAAAGCTACTCGAGATGGAAGGCGAGATTATTGTCACGCTACAAGCGCAGGGTCTACGGTATCTTGATACGATTGCGGATGAGGATCGCGGGGCGACATCCGGGTACAAGTGGATGGCGATCAGGGCGGAAATGAGCTCTGAGAGACCGGATCAGTAGGTACCTGCATCCCGTACCTGATAGACCGGGTCAATGCCGGCATTGTGAACATCACGCGCACTCTCGCCACTACGGATGGCTTCTAGCTTTGATGCTGACCCGGCAATCTTCCTCTGGTTCTTCTGCGAAAACCGCCTGAAAAACCTACGGTCGGCTTCTTCGTCATAAGGCCGCGCATTCCTGCCATTTAAATCAAGCCGCTTATGCAGTACGCACTTGCAGAATGGGTGCGCCGGAGGGACGGGTGCAAGCGCTTTCGGGTAGATGCCGCGACCGAGTCCGTAAAGATTTACGCCAGCAAAGTAGTCGCAAATGTCCTCTACCGGATGCTGGGGTGACATCAGCCATTGAACATATTTAACGCCATCATCAGCCATTATTTCTCGGGCTTCTGATATAGAGTATGCCCGGGCAAGCTCTGTCTCCGCTATCCGCTTAGCGTAATACCGCGCTTTTTCCTCATACGCTACTTTCAGCTTTTTCTTTAAATGCTCATGCCCCTCATTGCCCTCTACCTGATTGATTGCTTCTGTCAGCTCCATATAGGCTGCCCGTAGCGCATCAGTACGCACCGCCCTATTGTGAGCGCGTGTAAATGCTCTCTGCAAGGATCTTTGTGATGGGGGGTCTGATAAAACCGCCCGCCTGAAGCGCCTTGGCAATACAGGGTTATCCGGGCTTATTTCTAATATCTCATCAGGGTTGAATCCATAGCCCTCATAGAGTTCTCTCGCCAGAGCCCTTGCATCCTGATAGCCGCCTATGTGCCGGTTGATTACGGTCTCTACAACATTAGATGTCTGCGCGGCATTGGCATAAAGCCTTGTAGATAGCGTCAGATTGCCTGATAGGTAACTCGCGGCTGCTTCCGCGGTCAGTGCTTCTCCGGTAATGGTGCTGATTGCTGCGGAGAATATCGCCAGAAACTCCGCCCGCATCATGGCGTTAATCTGCGCCATCGCTTCTTCTATCGGGGTGCCGGCTGCTATTAACCCTATAAGCTCTTGATTTAAAGCCTCTGTGAGCTCGCCTATCTGCTCAGTAACATTTGCTAATAGGGCAAGGTACTCCTGTTGGTTCACGCCAAATCCCGCGCCATCTGTACTGTGCGCCATGCGGTTGCATAGGAGACATTATATCGACGCTGTATCTGTCGCCTTATCTCCCGGTCCGGGTAGCTTTTGTTGATAAGGCCTATTGCATCAGCGAGCCTTCTCGTCCGCTCTACAGCATCAGGGTCTACAGATGCCATATAGATCATTGGGAATTCCATCATAGTCCTGCCACCTTTGCTGCAAAGGGTGTACCGTCGCGTATCTGTATCATCGGGTTTAAAGCATACCGGATGCTGTCTATGTAGTGGTTATGCTCATCAACAATATGAGGCATTACATCGCCGGTCAGACGATCTACCTTATAGCTGTATAGGCGGGTCTCTTTGATTGTCTCCCGGCACCGGGGGTGGATAATGATTGCCCGATAGCTCCTCAAATGAACAATGCCGTCCTCTACGCTGCCGGCCCATTTCTTAACCGCCTCGATTCTCGGCAGCCCGTTTCTGCGTAAGTAGGATATGGTCTCCGGCCTTGCGGAATCAGAGCGTATAACATGCTCTTCAATGCCCGGTATGTGAAGCCTTAAATAATCGGCTGTATCATCCAGCTCAAGTCCGGCCTTACCTGCCTCACGCTCTACATAGAGTATCCCATCATGTATCCATAGCTTAACAGCCGCTGTCGGGTCTTGCGCGAAACCCCAGTCCGCCCCAAAGTACGGACCGTCCCAGCCCTCTTCCGGCTTAGGCTCAAACTCTTCTATGCGAACCTTTCCGGCGAGTATTTGGGCTTTAGAGTTGGTTAGGTATTCGCCCTCCCATATATGAGCATACGTGTTCGGGTCTAGGCGGGTCTGCTCCCTGCGACGGAGCATTTCAAGCCCGGTAGGAAAGAAGGGGTTGTCGTAGTAGTTGAGGTTTTGTACAGCGGCGTTTTCTGGTGGCGACTGCCTGAATCTGCTATCTACCGGAGATTGCTCCTTGCATGGGTTCCATATTACCCATAGCTCGCTTTTTGCCTCCCGGAAAATGGTCGCCTCGAGTGCAAGCCACGCCTCCTCCGAGACCTCTTCTGCCTCTTCTACGATGGTCAGGTTTATTTTTGCAAGCGACTTTATGTTGCCTATGTTATGCCTGAGTCCTTTAAATATAAACTCTGTGCCGTTTAAACCTCGTAAGTAATCGACACCAACATCATAGTGCGCTTCCAGCCACGGAACGCTCTGGATGGCCGCCTTCAGCTCGGCATGGAATGACTCTTTGATAGAGCTTTGGAAATCCCGGGTAGACAATACCCTCAAAGGCTCTCTCATACCCCATACAGCGGCCATCAGGGCAAAAGAGAATGATTTGCCGCTACCCCTACCGCCATAGGCAGCCCGGTACTGTACAGCGCCTCTTGGCGGAGAGAACAGGGTGTGTAGTTTACGGGGAAGCTTAATCTGCCCCGTCTTTTTTGGGATCGACTGGGACAAGCTCTATAACATCCGGCGGGCTCATTGACCCGTCCTCTGATATAACGTTTAAATCAGACTTCTCCCGCCATCCGGCACGGGTCTTGAGAAAAAATATCTGCGCCGTCACGTTACCTGCCATAGCGTTTTTAAACAGCGACTGCGCTACCTGACCTATGGCCTTTGTTGCCGCAGTATCAAGCTCCTCCCGGTAGTATTTATAGAGCGTATTAATGCTCACGCCTATAACCTTGCAAATATCCTCTTGCGGAACGCCGAAAGCAGATAGGCTGCTAACCTGCGCCCGCGTTACCTCTGTTGGTTCGTGAGGTATATTCGGCATCTTTTATAGCCTTCACTTTGACCATTAACCACTTGTCGTGAGGGACAAGCGCTTGTAGTAGTGCGGAGGCTATTCTACCAGATTTTGTGGTTTTAGCGCTG